CGGACAAATCCATCGCCGATAGGACATAGGATACGCGGGGCTTTGCATATTCGGCAAGCCGCATATTGGTAAATTCAAGCATCTGATAGGGGTTTGTAAAATTAGAACAGTCAAGGGTAGCTACCCGAACCTCGCTTGAATAGCTGAAGTCCTCCACGTAGTCCTTGCCACCATTGATTGCAGCGAACGTCATGCCGTCCTTACCGATAGCATAGAGCCTCGTGACAAGGGATCGGGTATCGACTACACGCTTAATCCCGGTCAGGTTTTTACGGTAGGCAAAGAGCGCTCCACTGTCTGTTCCGCTGAATGTCAGTAAATCCACACGTCTGTCCCGACTGTGGAATACCAAATCGCCGCCATGGATGTTCTGTACCATTCGAAGTATGGAGAGTGCGTTTTTTTCTTGGCAGGTCCATGTTCTCAGGGTGGTTACATTTACTGTACCGACTTCCCAGCCTGTACCTTCAAGTGCAAATGCCATCGGGACAGCGGGCAGGTCAGCGTTAAATTCAACTGGTTGTTTCTCTGCAGAAAAAGTCAGGTCATAGAATGCCGCTTCCGCATAGACCGTTGTGAGTATACTATTGCCATCCGAGCCTTTTTCATCAGTCATTGTCCGAATACGATAAACATCCTCAGCAATTTGTACCTGCTTCTCGTTGTCGAGCATTATGCGCTTCGGGTCACTGTAAGGCAACTTGAATTCCAGGGTGTCCGCTCCGTTGATCTCGCCCGTAACAATGATGTCATAAGCATTCTCCAAAACCGTTTCCCACGCTCCGTTCTCATCCAAAATAACAGGGCGGGCAAACCCCAGTTTCTCATACGGAGATTTGGGGATATCATGAAGCGTTATATCGAGTAGCTTTGGTGTAACCGTTGTATCGCTGGTGGTGAGCGTTACCCTGTAGCGGATATATGAACGATTCGGTGAGGTCAGTTCGCCGTTTGTGCCAACTGCCTGCCATGCCGACCAGTTCTGCATATCATCTGAGGTTGATGTTTCTATCAGTGAAATGGACGTGACACCCGCGGTGTATTCACTTGTTGCAGATACTCGACCGCTCCCGGCAAGGCTGCATTCGGTGGCAATAGTCGTCAGTTGGCCGCTTTCGGGGTAGAGATTACCAATTCCCTTACGTAGGGTGACAGCTCCCGGCTCAGTTAACGCATCCACGTCACCCGAAGTGTCTCCTCCATTTGCAAGCATTGCTTGACGGAAGTAGTGAATCAAGTCATCAATAGTTAAATTGCTGTCTGTTTCAAAGAACCACTCATCCAAGCCGCCTGCGTAGTAATACTGGTTTGCGTGCATTCCCATAACGATATCCGCTACACAGGATGGATTCAATGTACCAGTAAATGTTCGCAAAGGGGCTGTCCAAACTACACCGTCGGCACGATTACACAGAACTATCTGAGATGTTTTTTCCGTCACATTTATGATTGCAGAGAGAAAATACCAACCACCATTGACCATGTTGAATCCAGGTGTTTCGGTTTGGTCAAGGATAAGCGTTCCTGATGAATTATAGAGCATCATTCGCGGCCGCCCTTGATAGAGGGAGATATAAAAAATAGGCTGACCGGGTCCTTGCCTTGTATTGAAAAGCGGAATGTAGTTCTGCCCTACAGAATAGGTGGTCGGGTTAATCCAACCGCCGACGGCAATTTTCTCACCGAGATCAGAAAAGAACGTACCGTCGTTGGTGGCGACAAGGTGCGTTTTTTCTGTGGTCGGATTGTTGATGTTCATTCGGAAATACCGCCCAAATCTGCCGTTTGGTAAAGAAGCGGTTGTGCCGCTCCATCCAGAGACAGTAAAATGCCGTCCGTTGGCGGAAGAGTCTGCAAGGCGAGTATTACTATCCGGCGTGGATTCGTTGAAACGCCAGAGTGCTGATGTTTTTACGGTTGCAGGAATCTCGCCCGTAAAGTCTGTTTGAGAAGTCAATATGGATTTTACCGCCATGTCCTCACCTCCAACGGCTCTTCGCCTGTATTTGCAGTTCTGTAAATGTCGCACCGATTGCCGTAATGGTTATGATGTTCGTTCCTTTGCGGAGAATTGGAAAATTCAACTCTTGAAGCAGAGGCAGACCATTACGGAGCGTTTCGCCAGTTCTGTCTACCACCTTGGCAGTAACTAATCCGCTGTCGATGACGAGGGTTTCTCCGGCAGCCAAAGGCCCGACAATGCGAAGTTCTTCGTCATTTGTTTTCAACGACACATAGGTTGATGCCCCTGACTGAATGATGCCTTTCAAAAGGAAAACAGGCAATGAGTCTGTATTGCCTTTACTCCTCGTGACTGTATTTGCACCCTCTTGGGTTAGTGTAAAACTCTCGTCTGTCAAAGCGTAAGCATGTGGGTCGGGACAGACGAAGTTCAAGGCAAATGCGCCTGCCGAGCGAATAAGCCGTTCACAGTTCACGGCATCCTGCAGTCTCGCTGTGAAATAGCGGTCGGGGACATCGTCAAACACAAGTTGTTTCAGCCCTTTTTTGGGATCTAACCACTCGGCAAGGCCGTCTAACACTCCAACCAGAGAAGCGAGATTGTGCAATGGAGCAATATTACAGCTCACAGTTATGACCCGCTCTGCGCTATCACTGCCAAAGTCTGCCACACCCGGCTTTCCGGGTATGGAAACAAAGGAATTACGCAAGGGTGGCGAAGCCTGCCACGAGGTCAGACGAGCCTTGACGTTCATGCTTTGTGATGAAATTCCGTTGAAAATAAAGCCCATGCCAACACCTCCTTATGCCGGGCTAAACCGTCCCTGCGCCCGCGAGCCGGTCTGCATCAGGTTATAAAGTTCCTGTGATATTCTTCGGATGTCATCCTCGCTGCGGACAATCATCTGCTGTATGTTGATGAGCGAAGGCATACCTGATACCGCCAAGCCGCCATGACTTCCTGTCACATCACCCATATTTATGCCAGGCGTATCAAAAGAGGTGGGGATAGCGTTCTGCATATCTTCTGCGACTTCATCCATCGCCCGTTCGAAGCCTACACCGATACCTTGACCCATGTTCTCGCCAAGTCCGGCAAATAAGGTAGATGGAGAATGGATACCGAAGAAGTTTTTGATGCCGTCGACGATCCCTCCGAAGAAACCGGAGATTTTACCCCAAATCCAATCGGCGACATTTGAAATACCCTGCCACAGACCCTTGATTAGGTCGCTGCCGACTTGCACGATTTTACCGATGTTACCGGTGAATCCTTTCACGATGGCGGTAATAATCTGGGGTATAGCTTTTACGATTTCCACGATGATGGTTGGCAGGTTCTTTATCAAGGACACGAAAAGCTGGATGCCCGCCGCCACAAGTTGCGGAATACTCCCGATAATTGCGGTAATAAGCGACGTGATGATTTGTGGTATCGCCGCCACGATAGCTGTTATTATCTGCGGTAGATTTTGAACCAACGATACTAACAGCTGAATCCCTGCGTCAATAAGCTGTGGAATAGATCCGAGGATCGCAGAAATCAATCCCTCTATGATTTGTGGGATTGCCGCCACAATTGCCGTGATGATTTCAGGCAAGGCATCTACTAAAGACACGAGAAGTTGAATTCCAGCATCAATAATTTGCGGAATAGCCCCAATGATAAAATCTACAATGCCGAGGATAATTGCTGGCAGAGCAGCGATCAATTGAGGTAGTGCATCCAGGATGCCCTGTGCTAATCCGAGAATCAGTTGAAGGGCGGCATCAAGTATCATAGGCAGGCTTTCCATCAAGCCTTGAACGATTGTGATCACAGCGTTCACCGCCGCCGGTATCAACTGTGGAAGTGCATCGGCGATGCCTGTAACGAGAGTGGCCACTAATTGAACCGCTGCATCAATAAGTAATGGAAGGTTATCAATCAGCGCACCCACAATGGTCATAACGGCATCCACGGCGGCGGGGATGAGTTCGGGCAAAAGCGTCAAAATCGTTGTCAGCACCTGTGTGAAAAGATCGACTACCGTAGAGAGCAGAGTCGGAAGCAAATCACCGATTGCCTGTAGTATCCCGTCGAGGGCAGGCGGCAATGCCCTTACTATATTCTCAATAACTGGAACAATGTTTTTCACGACGTTCTGGAACGCTTCGACCACATTACCAATCAAAAGTCCGACATCAGCATTGGCATTACCCAAACCTGCCATCAAGTTTCCTATAGCTGATTGCATCCCCGCCATAGAGCCAGCTATTGTTTCCGTGGCTTCCAAAGCAGTCGTTCCTGTGATTCCCATTTCGGTCTGAATGACATGGATCGCTTCCGTCAAATCGGAAAATGAAGAGAGGTCGTATTTAATGCCGGATATTTTTTCGGCATCAGCCAAGAGTCGCTCCATTTCAGATTTTGTGCCGCCATATCCCAGTTTCAGATTGTCGAGCATCGTATAGTTTTGCTTGGCAAAACCCTGATAGGCCGTCTGAATAGCTGACAGATCCGTACCCATTTTATTGGCATTATCGGCCATATCAGTAATCGCCATGTCCGCAACCTGCGCCGCTTTTGCAGTATCACCGCCGAGGGACTGGATAAGACTTGCCGAAAAGCCCGTGACAGTTTCCATATATTCGTTGGCGGACATACCGGCGGTCTTGAAAGCATTTTCAGCATACTTCTGAACAGACTGCGACGCTTCACCAAAGAGTGTATCAACACCGCCGACCAGTTGTTCGTAGTCCGCATAGGCGGATATGACTTCTTTGCCAAGTTTAATGGCAGCGGCTCCGGCAGCCACAGCCACAGCGCCCATTGCCACACCAATGCCTTTTAGGATGCCGCCCAGTTTCTCGAACTTTCCACCAGACTTTTCGGCGCTGTCACCAGCGTCCTCAAGTTCCTCACCAAGGTCGTCGGCTTCTTCCGCGGATTCTTCTAATTCACGCTCCATGTTGTTAAGTTCTGCGTTGGCATTATTGAGGGCAATCTGCCAGTTTTGAGTGCGGCGATCATTTTCACCAAAGCTTTCGGATGCATTTCGAAGAGCGGCTTCAAGGGTGGAGATTTTCTCCTTCTGGGCATCGATTGCTTTATTAAGGACTTCGTTACGGGCAGCAGTAGCCGCTATGGATTTGTCCTGTTTGTCGAATTCGCTCGTTACCAGCTTCATTTCACTACCGAGCACTTTGAATGACTGGTTTATATCACGCAATGCGTTTTTAAATTCCTTTTCGCCCTCGACGCCTATTTTTAACCCAAAATTGTCAGCCACTTAAAACACCTCCCTCCGTAAAAAATCAGATGCCATCTGGAATGACATCTTCAATAAACAGTTCGCGCTTTGGCTTGACCATTCCAAGGAACTGGCGATGGCATTCCCATAGATCCAGCAATTGTCCAATTGGGGTAAGCCACGTTTCCTCTTCGGAGCGATTTAGATGAACCGTACCGTAATATAAAAGTCGGGTAAACAACTCATTGTCGCTTACCCGACCTCGGCGTTTTTTGACTCACTATCCTCGCTTTCGATGTTACGAGCCGTTCCTTTAAACATCGCCTCAGTAATTGCCGATTTATATACCGCCAGTTCAAGCGGCGAGGTGAGCAATTCCACTTCTTCCTTGGTCAGCAAATCTTTTGGTTTTTCCTTGTTGCGAAGGTTGTGGATGAGGATGGACTGGTTGGCAAGGAGCGTAATCAGCCAAATAATCTCATCCAGAGCCATCTCAAAGTTTTCTGACCTCATTAACTTCTCACCCAAGTTGTCCAGGCCGCCGTATCGTTTGGCGATTTCCTTTGTGGCGCGAGTGGACAAAATCAGCTCATATTCTTTGTCGCCGATTTTGATGACGGCGCTTCGTTCGTTATCCATGCATTAAACCTCCAAATCTGTTTCAAATTCAGGTTCGTATACTTCCGTATACCAATCACTGGTCACAACCGGTAGTACATCCACATCATCTTCGTTAACTTCCGCTTTCCATGGATGACGACCATTACCGTCCGGTTTATTGCGTCGGGAAACAGTGCCTTCAATACTTGGTGTTGAAAAGGTGATACTATCACCCTTGGTGGCAAGATTGGTGGACGGAATGCCGAACTTGACGCGGTAAAGCCAGAAGTAGCGATACTTACCATTCGCTTTTTTCGCTCGAAATCCAATAGCGACAGGCTCGCCACCATCCTCTGAAGCAGAGATAAGAACACCGTTTTCATCTGTGGTCGCGCCCGTCAGTTTTGCGGCGACGGTTTTACCAATGTCGTCCACACCAAGGGTCAGTTTGCCGTTCTTGAATTCCTTGATAATTTCGGCGGCACCGTCGTCCGCCCAAAGTGTCGCTTCCGCAAGTTCGATTGATAGTTCAGCTGAGATTGCCTTTGCCAGCATTACCGGAGCTCCGTAGGTTTCGTAACCCGTAGTAGGTGCTTCGGTGATTGGTGCGTAGTAGAGTTTATCAAGCCCAATTGTAGCCATGTTAAATTTCCTCCGTTTCGTATTCTTTCGCCACATCGATGGCGTAGTGGTGATAGCCGGTATCATCCTCGTGTCCGATATACCGGCGGTCGGTAATAACAAAATCAGCCTGGAGGAGCATCCTCACAAGCTGATTCTTTCTTTGTAAATAGTTGTTTTTACTGAACAGCGAGATCCTGACTTCGTTTATATCCGCAAGAGGTTTATTGTCTCCGTAAACGGCAAAGGTGTCAGTAAGCGGGGTCAGCACCATGTATTCATCAGGAGGCACACCGCTGAAGACGCCTGTTTCGACAGGGATATTTGCGGTTTCAAACAGTTTGTTCAGTTCAGATAATATGCTCATAGCTTCTCAATCTCACTTTCCAGCTTGCTGGTCATAGCCTCGATGCAAGCACCTTTTGATCTGCTTTTGGCAGGTTTCAGAAAAGGCTTCGGAGGCTGGCCATGCTTTCCGTATTCGAGGATGTTGGCAAGTTTGGCATTGCTGCCGCCGTCAGAACGCGGCTCTGCAAAGCCTATTTTCACGTTGAAATTACCGTTTCTGTCCTGCTTTGCCGGAGATACACCAAGCGCAGATTCAAGTTCTCCGGTGGAGCGGCTCTTAACCTTTGTGTTTTTACCGACCACAGAGGAAAGATTGCTTTTTACCTTGTCATATACGACTTCGGCACCGGCTTCAAGAACCTTCGGTATGATCTCATCGGTCTTTTCAGCCAACCTTGACACTTTGAGTAGGAATTCCTCCGGCATCTTGAAATCGACCTTAGCCATCTGTGCTCACCGCCAATACTTCAAGATACATTCCACGGCTCTTTACATTTTCAACCGAGTA